CCGTGAAACTGGAATATCCGATCAAGGACAGGAATGGGAACGACATTGACGTCCTTGTGATCCCCAACAGAATCAAATTCAAGACGATGCGAGTCATCGACAGGGTCGAAGGGAACCTCGATCGCGCCGCAGCCGTGATTGCCTCGCTTTGTGGCATCCCGGAAGCCTCGGTCGACGAACTCTCCCCGGCCGACGTGGAGAACCTCATGGAGAAGATCGACCCTTTACTCGATGCGCTCTTGGACACGACTGGCAAGGGCGCGGAGACTGGCTCCTCTCCGTCGGAGTGACCCCGGCGGAGATCGACAACATGGATTTTGACAGCCTTGACTATTGGTCAGAGAGAGCACAGGCGATAAGTGGCAAAGACCGATAAATTCAAACTGAGCGTTATCCTCGACCTGGTCGACAAGATGACTGCTCCGCTCAAGCGGTCTGCCGTCGGCCTGTCGCGATTCGGTGACAAAATCGGCCACATGGGCGCCCGCCTCGCGGAAGTCGGCAGGACGGCAAAGCGGAGCGCGCTCTACCTCACAGGCTTCGCCACCGCCGGGCTGTTCGGCCTCACCCGCATGACGGGCGTCGCCGACAAGATCGGCAAGACGTCGAAGCTGCTCGGGATATCGACCGATAAACTCCAGGAGCTTCACTTCGCCGCCCGCCAGTCGGGCGTCGAAGTCCGCACGCTGGACATGGCTTACCAGCGATTTACCCGCCGCCTCGGTGAAGCCAAGAACATGAAGGGCGAGGCGGTCAAGGCCTTGCAGGAACTCCGCATCTCCCTCAAGAGTTCGAACGGGGAATGGCGGACGTCAACCGACCTGTTCGGCGAGGTGGCCGACAAGCTCTCCAAGATCGAAGACCCGCAGCGCCGGGTTTCTCTTGCCTTCAAGTTCTTCGACGCTGAGGGTGTTCGGCTGATCAACATGCTTTCCGGTGGCGCGGCGGGCCTCAAGGCCTACGCCGACCAGGCGCACCGCATGGGGCTGATTCTGAGCGCGGAGACTATCGCGCAAGCCGAGAGGTTCAACGACGTTCTGGACGTGACCAAGACCCAGCTTTTCGCGCTTGTGATGAACGCTTTCCCGAACCTCGGCGAGCAGCTCACGAAGGCGACCGAGAAGATGAGCGCATGGGTGTCGGAAAACGAAGGCTTTCTCAACCAAAAGATGGATGTGGCAATCGATAATATGGGCATGTCGGTCGCGGCCCTTGTTGGCACAATGGGGCTGCTTACCGGCAACCCATTCTTGGCGATCGGCGGCTTCTCCACTGTCGCTGCTATCAAGATCAAGGAGGACTGGCGCAAGCTGGTTCCGATGTTCAAGGGGATCTGGGCCCAAATCAAATGGGGGGCCATGAAGTCGTTCGAGGACATGATTAACGGAGCCATCTCGTTTGATAACAAGCTCAACGACTTAGTCCGCAACATTCCTGGCGCCGGGGCGTTTCTTCCAGAGAAAATAGGGCGCTTTAGCTTCGGCCTTGAAAACCCAAAGATAACGCGGCTGAAAATCTGGAAAGCCTTTGAGGAGTCAGAAAAGCAAAGGGCCGCCGGTCTTTCCTCTGGCGGATTCGATAACCGTATGGAGTGGCTGAGGTTTGGCCGGACGCATGGTGGCTTTTACGGCGACGGAGGCACCAAGAGGGGCGGCGGCCTCTCGCAGCTCACCAAAGAAATGATGCCGAAAATCATGATTTCGCTACAGGGCGTCCCGGCAGGGATGCGAGTGGAAGCCGCCGCGCTTGAAGCGGAACTCGAGGTTATCGTCGGCAACACGGGAGGGCTCCACTAATGCCCGCCCCCGAATGGCAAAGACGGCTCCGAGTTGCGGCCTTCAAGGGCGTCTACTTCTCCGGAATCTCCCACGCCACGCCGGGCGGAAAGCGCACAGTCCGCCACGAGATCCCGGGCGCCGACTTCCCGCAGATCGACGATGCAGGGGCGCGAGGGCGAGAGATCGACCTTGAGGCTATCATCGTCGGCAGTACCTACATGGATCTCCGCGATGAGCTGTTGGCCGCCTGCCGCTCCCCCGGCCCCGGCGACCTGATCCACCCGTGGTATGGTGTCATCCGGTGCCAGTGCGTCGGAATCGTCCCTCGGGAGTCAGAGCGGGAAGGCGGGATTGCCCGGATCTCCTTGACCTTCCACGAGGTGTCCGGCGTCACCGTCACGCCAGATCCAGACATGACGGCGGCGACCGGTGCGGACGCGGACCTTGCGGCACTCTCGCTCGCGGCAAGGATCGAAGCCGGGCTTGCCGACTTCACAGGCTGGATAGGCGAGCACGGGCTTAACGACCTGAAGGCCGCCTATGAGTTCGCTAACGACGTCATAGAGGGCGCGAGCGACATCTACGGGTCAACCGTCGGCGCGGCGCTTCAGGCCTTCCATGACGCGGACGCGGCGCTTGCCGGGCTCCTTGGTGACACGGCGGGCCTCGCGTCCAACATCACCGAGACATTTGGCAACCTGTCGACCTTGGTCCCGTCAACGCAGACCCTCGCTGGGTACGAAATGTGCATGCGGCTTTTCGGCTTCGGGGACGGCTCCTCGCCTTACGGCGGGGACGTGAAAACGCTCCCGCAGAACACGGCACGGGAGCAGGTGGCAGCTGACAATCAGACGCTCCTTGTCGATGCAGTTAAAAACATGGCGCTCATCGAGGCGGCCCGGCTTGCGGTAACAACAACACCAACCTCCTACAATCAGGCCGCCGACATCCGGGACCGCCTCGTGGACGCCCTTGACACGCAAATCAACGCAGCCGGGGAGGCCGGAGCTGATGACCTGTTGGTCTCGCTCGAAGCGCTCCGTGCCTCGGCAACATTGGCCCTCCGTGGCGTCGGCGCAAACCTCGCGCGCGTGGTCGATCATCAGCTTCCCTATGTCGTTGTCCCCGCCGTGGTTCTCGCCTACGACTTGTATGGCGACCCCGACCGGGATCAGGAGATCGTCGACCGCAATCCGACCGCGCACCACCCGGGCTTTCTGCCGACGGCGGCCCCGCTGGAGGTGCTGTCCGCATGATTAAGCCCGTCCTGAAGGTCAACGGAAACAAGTACAGCGGATTCAAGACGCTCCACGTCGAGCATTCCGTCGAGCAGCTCGCCGGGATATTCAAGGTGACGCTTGCGCCGCCCGTTGACGGGGCCACGATCGCCGCCACCGGGGACTACTTCGAAATCTCCTTTACCGATACCGACCGACCGGCGGCCGCCGAGGTCGTGTTGATAGAAGGATGGGTCGACCTTGTTGCCGTCAAGTACGGCGAAGGGGAGCGGCTCCTGACCATCGTCGGGCGCGACGCCCTGGGCGACCTGGTCGACTGCGCCGCCGGGATCGGCTCCACGGAGTTTACCGGCGTCAACGAGTGGGCAGACTCGCCGATTGAGACAATCGTCGCCGGGCTCGTGGCCCCGTTCGGGCCGGCCGGTAAGCCGATCGAGATCCACACCGAGGTTGACACCGGCGATCCGATCAAGACGTTCCGCGTGCAGATCGGAGAGAGTGTTTCGGAGGCGATATCCCGGCTCTGTGCACAGCGGGCGCTCCTCGCCTACTCCGGCGGAGACGGCCTCTACCTCGACCGGGCAGGGACGCTCCGGGCGACCGACACAATCAGACAGGGCGTCAACGTCGTCCGGTGTCAGGCTCGCGCCTCGGACGTCGACCGCTACCGACACAACTACGTCATCGGCTCCGGGGAGAACAGCTCCCTCGTCACCACCGAGGACTATACCCAGCCGTTCGGCGTCGCGTGGGACCGGGCCGTCAAACGCAATCGGCCGCATGTCGCCATGTCGGCAGGCTCCGGTGACTCCGGCGCGTTCGAAGCTCAAGCCAAGTGGGAGGCAGCAACCCGGGCCGGACGCTCCAGGCAAGTCGCCCACACGGTCCCAGGTTGGACGATGTCCGACGGCGCAATCTGGCCGCTCAATCGGCTGGTGACGATCGTTGACCCGTGGATCGGTATGAACCGCGTGGAGGCGCTTATCTCTCGTGTCGCCCGGACGATGGATCAGCACGGGCGCTTTGAAACGGAACTGACCACGGCTCCGCCAGAAACATACACGCTGGTCGAGGACGCGGGAGAGATCAAGAACGGCCTCGACGGCGTTTTCGATATCACCGCGCCGGCCAAGCCGGAAGAGGCGCCGGCGGACCTCAGTAACACGACGTGGGAGGAGTTTGCCCGTGGACTATAGCTCCTTCAAGCGAATGATCGCCCCTCTGGTGCGCCGCGTCTACGGCTCGATTATCCGGGGCCCTGTGCGCCTGTTCGACGACACCGGCACGACCGGGCGACAGCGGCTTCAGGTCGCAGGGCTCGCCGGGGAGCTTCACAACGACATCGAGCGGTTGCAGCCATATGGGTTCTATTCGCACCCGCCTACGGGCTCTGAGGCGTTCGGTATCTGGATCGACGGCAACCGGGACAACGGCGTTATTTTCATGGTCGACGATCGATCCTACCGGGTCCAGCCGCTTGCTGAGGGCGAGTTCGCCTTCGCCTCCGTCGACAACCAGCTCGCGGGCGGACACCGAATCCACTTCAAGGACGGGCAGGAGATCGAGATTCACTGTAAGAAACTCACGGCGACGGTTACGGGTGACGCGGAGATAACGGCGACCGGGGACGCGGAAATAGTGGCAACCGGCTCGGCGAAGATCGAAGCCGGGACCGGGACTACCGTCAAGGCGGCGAACAACATCCTCGTTGATGCGGGCGGCACGGTCTTTATTGGCGGCGTCGGGGGCGCTGCTGCTGTTGCGAGAGTAGGCGACCCGGTGCAAGTGCTGACCTACACGGGGACGATCACGGGCGGCAGCTCAAAGGTGTTTTCTCAATGAGCGACCTCGCATTCCAGATCGACGAAAACACAGGCGAGATTGATCTCGTCTTCACGGCTCCTGACCTCGTCACGGACGGAGGTCTCAAGGGCGCAATCATTACCGCCCTGTTCACCGACCTCCGCGCAGATGACGGCGACGACCGCCACGGCAACCGCCGCGGCTGGTGGGGGGAGTCCTACCTTGGCCCGTGGGGCTCAAAGCTTTGGCTCCTTGAGCGAGCAGCGGCGACGGATGCGAACCTCATGCTTGCGAAGGACTACGCAGAGAAGTCGCTTCGACCCCTTGTTACGGCAGGGGTGGCAAAGGACATCTCAGTCACACCGGAGCGCGTGAAGCGGGCGTCAGGCGACATGCTGAAGCTCACCGTGCGAGTTACGCGGCCGGACTACGTCGAAGAAACATTTGAATTTGAATTCGCTTGGAGCGATATATAATGGCGTTCATACGACCCACCCGCGCCGAATTGATCGAGCGCCTCAAGACGGACCTTGAAACGAAGTTCTCCGGCGCCGACGCCCACCTCCCGGGCGGCGTGCTGTTTCGACTCGCGGCGGCTATCGGTGCGGCGCAGCACCACGAATACGGCGCCCTTGCCGATCTCGTCAGGCAGGCGTTTGTTTCTACAGCCATCGGCGACCTGCTGAATGAGCGGTGCGGTGAGTGGGGGAAGACTATCACGGCGGCCGTCCAGGCCACCGGCACGGTCACCGTCACCGGCGACCCCGCGGGCTCAATCCCGGCAGGGAGGAAACTCCAGAGGGCGGACGGGGAAGAGTACCAGACCACCAACACCATCGGCCTCGTGATCGGCGCGACCGGCTCCAATACGGTCGGGGTCGAGGCGGTCACCGGCGGCGATGACGGCAACTGCGACGCGGGAACCGAATTGCAGTTCGTCTCAGCCCCGTCCGGCGTCAACTCGACCGCCACCGTCATCGACGATATCACCGACGGCGACGATGAGGAGACGGCGGAGGAACTCCGCACACGGACGCTCGCTCACCTCCAGTCGCCGGCCCACGGCGGCCGGAATACCGACTACCAGAATTGGGCGCTTGGATACCTGTCCTCTCAGGGCGCGGCTCTCCTGACAGCGGCCGGGCTTTCGATTCCCACGGACATCACGCGGGCATATTGCTTCCCCGTCTGGGACGGCGACGGCACCGTGGCGCTCGGCGTGGTCAAGGACGATAAAACGGCCTACGCAGACCAGTGCCGCAACGGGGCATTCTCCGAAGACGACCTCTGCGTCAACGGGGATTTTGCGGCGGACTCGACATGGACGAAGGGCGACGGCTGGACAATCAGCTCGGGCAAGGCGGACTGCGACGGAACCCAGACTCCGGACACCTCCACGATCTACCAGACAATCGACAACCTCTACCGGGCGCGGAAATACGTCGTCACCTATACCGTGTCGAGCTATTCCGCTGGCTCGGTGACTCCACAGCTTGGGGGCACGGCTGGCACGACACCAAGGGTCGCAAACGGCACATATCTCGACGTCATCGAAATGGGCCACCTGCACCGGGGCAAACTCGCCTTCGAGGCAAGCGCGGCATTCGTCGGCAAGATCGACGACGTCGCCGTTGCCGTCTGGTACAAGGGCACAGGGTGGACCATCGCAAGCGGGGAGGCCGATTGCGATGGGTCACAAGTGGCTGCGTCCGACTTGCTACAGGACGGCACGGAGGATCTCTCCGGCGACAAGGTTGTCAAGAATGGCCGAGACTACACGTTCGAGTTCACGGTGTCCGGCTACGGCGGGGGCGGCGGAACCATCACCCCGAAGCTCGGAGGGAGCGCCGGTACGCCAGTGAGTGCCGACGGCGACGTGTCCGAGAAGATCACCGCGAGCAACACCAACGAAGGCCGGATCGAGCTTGAAGCCAACTCCACGTTCGTCGGCAAGATCACAAACGTCCGGGTCCTCGACAAGCGCGAGGGCGCGGCCGTCGTGGAAGACATGACGGTACACCCCGACCAGGACACACTCGACGACATGCAGGCCGCGCTCGACGTTCTCCGGGGCGTCTGCGCTGACCTCACCGTCGGCCACCTCGAAATCCTCCCGGTTGATTTCACGATCTCGATTACCCCGAACACCGCGACCGTCAAAACAGAGGCGGAGGCGGAACTCCGCGCTCTCTTCCGGCGCATCGGGGAACCGGGCGGCACGGTCTATCTGTCCGAACTCGACGAAGCGCTTTCCGCGACCCTTGGCGAGACGTCGCACGTCATGACGGCGCCCGCCGCAAACATCACTTGCGGAACCTACGAAATACCCGTGCTTGGAACGATCACATGGGCGTAAAGATATACAACGCTAGAGAGTTCACCGCGCTTCTTCAGGCGCTCCTGCCCGTCGGCAAGGCGTGGACGCGGCGCACGGACTCGAATCTTGGGAAGCTCATGGCGGGTATTGCCGAGGAGTTCGTGCGGATCGACACGCGGAAGGCGGACCTCTGGCGCGAGCTGGACCCGCGCTCGACATCCGAGCTGCTTCCTGAGTGGGAGGCGGACTACGGCCTCCCGGACACCTGCTCGGCGAGCCTCGCCAACGAGACAGAGCGACGGCTCTACCTCTGCGTCAAGCGGCACAACAACCCCGGCGGGCAATCAATCGCCTACTTCCTCAAGATCGCCGCAGAGCTTGGATATACAGCCATCACCATCGAGGAAACGGGCGCCCACGAGTGGACCGTCGACGGCACGGAATACAACGAACAGTGGGCCGAGGCGGGCCTCGCGAAGTGTGGCGACAAGATTGTGGAATACGGCGACGCCTTTCTCTACTGCCTTTTTAACATGCTGAAACCGGCGCACACGAGCGTCGTTTTTACCTCGACACCGTAGGAGTAC